CCCTACGGCACTAGCTTGAGTTTTGGTGGAGAGCTTCTGGGCGAGTTAGGTATTGAGAATTTAGTGGTGGGCGATGTCGTTGAGGTTCGGGGCTTCGCCTTCGTAGACCACAAGTCTGAGCACAGCACGGTAGGTAGCTCTGACAAGAACCTCACGGTGCAACTCACCGTGTTAGAATTGCGACGTGAAACGGGCGACCGAGCAGAACAGCTCTACGGCCCCGACGCACAATAGGGGGGATCAATGACTTCAGAAGTTGACATATGCAACATGGCGCTGGCTAACGTTCGCGGAGGCAGCATTGGTTCCTTAGCGGAACTGAGTTTACCCGCTAATGCCTGTAGGCTTAAATACCCGATTTTGCGGGATAGATGTTTGAGAGAGATACCCTGGCAGTTCAACCGTAAAATCAGGGCACTAGCGCCGGTGACGGTCGACGTATTCAACTGGGCGTATGCGTACCAATACCCAGTTGACTGCCTGAAGATCAACCGTCTGGTGGGGTCATACGAAGGTATACCGGCGGGCAGCTCAGGCGTGGTGTCTCGCGCACTCGATAGTCAGGTTATATCGCTGAAGGATGCGCGCAGGCAGATACCATACGAGATCTTTAACTTCGATGGCAGTAAAACGATCGGATCGGATCAACCGGATCTGCGCGCGGACTTCGCCGCCAAGGTTGACGACCCGACACTGTACAGTGATGACTTCATACTGGCGTTGTCGCACCTGTTGGCCTCAGAGATCGCGGTGCCTATCGTCGGCGCGGAGCTGGGCCGTGCGCTACGCAACGACTCGTTGCAACTGTACCGGCAGTACTTTGACGCTGCTATCGCCAGCGATCAAAACGACCAATATTTCACGCCCGGAGAGAGCGATTTTGTCACAGTTAGGAGTTAACCGATGCCGCAGACCACACAACGCAGTTTCACTTCCGGCGAGATCGCACCGGCATTGCGGTCGAGGGCGGACTTAAGTAAATACGCAACGGGGCTGGGCTTGTGCGAAAACTTTTTTGTAAAGCCACAGGGCGGTGCTTACACACGACCAGGGTTCCGCTTCTCAGGGGCGCTAGACGACTCGACCCGCGTGGGCAGGTTGATACCCTTCAGCTTTAACACCGAACAGACCTACATGTTGGTGTTTGAACATTTGAAAGTCAGAGTCATCAAAGAGGGGGGTTTCGTGCTGGCGGGCGGGGGGCCTTCCATATTCGAGCTAGTAACCCCTTACACCGAGGCGCAATTGCCGCGACTCGGGTTTACTCAGAACGCGGATGTGATGACGTTGGTACACCCCGACCACGATCCTGCTAACCTCAATCGGTTAGCAGACGATAACTGGACACTGACGATGATCGACTACGCGCCCACTGTCACCCCACCCACGTTCTCTGGGTCAACCGTCAAGAGTGTGACGGCGGTGACACAGGCAAACCCAGCGGTCGTCACGGCGGTGGGGCACACCTTCGTCACAGGCAACACCATCGTGATTACAGATGTCGCGGGGATGACTGAACTCAACAACAGATCATTCAAAGTAACGGTGCTGACCGCTGACACGTTCGAGCTACAGGATGAAGACTCCACCGCGTACACCGCATATGTATCTGGAGGAACCGCGACGCGGGCTAACAGTGCCACCACAGTAGGCAGTGGGTTCGGGTCTTACAGTAAAGGCTACACTTACGTCGTCACAGCGGTAGACGGTGAGGGGGTCGAGTCACTAGCGTCGTCGCCCGCCTCGGTCACAGCTAAGTCGCTATCGCAGACAGGCGGTGTGAGGCTGGGATGGGGCGCAGTGGCAGGGGCGGATCACTACAGGGTGTACAAAGACCCGTCGAGCGGCACGGAAGTGTACGGCTGGGTAGGGGACACTAACACACTGAGTTTCGACGACTACAACATTGCGCCGGTCACGTCTGACGCACCGCCGCAAGACAGGCAGCCGTTTAACGGCAGCAACAACAAGCCCAGCGCGGTGACGTACTACCAACAGCGGCAGGTGTTCGCTAACACAGGCAACGAGCCACAAGCGGCGTATACCACTCAAACAAACAACTTTAACTCGATGCGAACGTCGACCCCTGCGAGAGATGACGACGCGGTGACGTTCACGATAGCAGCGCAGCAGGTGAACGAGATAAGGCACCTACTGCCGCTAGACTCACTAGTCCTGCTAACGTCAGGGGGCGAGTGGATACTGACAGAGGGGCAGGATAGAGTACTCACCCCTGGCACAGTGGGCGTACGGATTCAGTCGTACAATGGGTGCTCAGTCGTACCCCCGGTAGTGATTAACAGCACAGCGCTGTACTTACAAGAGAAGGGTGCGAGGTTGCGCGACCTCGGGTACGAGTTTAGTAGCGACAAGTACACCGGTAACGACCTGTCATTGATGTCGGAGCACCTATTTGAGGGCAAACAGGTATTGTCGATGGCGTATTCCGCCGAGCCGTACGGGATCGTTTGGTGCGTCAGAGATGACGGGGTGCTGCTGGGGCTAACGTACCAGCGCGAACACCAAGTGTGGGGGTGGCATCAGCACAGCACACAAGGGGCGTTCGAGTCAGTGGCTTCAATATCAGAGGACGGACGTGACGCGGTGTACGCGATCGTCAAGCGAAACATAGAGGGGGTCGATGTCAGGTACGTCGAGCGCCTAGAACCGCGAGAGTCCACCACCCCCGCCGACTGTTTCTACGTCGACTCGGGGCTTACTTACTCGGGCGCACCTGCCACTGTGATAACTGGGCTAGGCCACCTCGAAGGCGAGTCCGTGACGATCCTGGCGGACGGCTACACGGTTCCCGCACAGGCAGTAACCGGCGGCCAGATAACACTGGCCCGTGCAGCATCCACCGTGCATGTGGGGCTGAGCTACCTTCCGGCCATAGAAACACTAGACCTCGACACCCCCGCGCCGGGTCAGACGTTGAAAGCACAGTCGGTGTCGGTGTCCAAGGTTACCATCGAGGTTGAGCGGTCACGAGGGGGTTTTGTGGGGCCGATAAACGACGATGGGTCGGTGGTTGACATGTTGGAGATTAAACCGAGGGACTACACCGATGAATACGACCCTATCGCGCTGAAGACTTACAAGCAAGAAATATACATTGAGCCTCAGTGGTCGAAGGGCGGCGGCGTGAGGATTGAACAGCGGTCACCCCTGCCTCTGTCAATATTATCGGTGATCCCACAGGTTGACGTGGGCGGTAACTGATGATCGAGTTTGTGAAGCCGGAGAGGTGGATGGTAGAACGCCTTGCGGCAGCCATGCGCCCCGCCGACGCAGCGGAGGTATGGGCATCCGGCATGCGCACGCCCCTAGAGTCGTTGGTGGACGGGTGGGGGGTGTCAGACTTCGCGACAGTAGCGTGCTGGGACGGTGAACCCCTCGTGATGTTCGGGTTAGTCAAGAGGGACATACTGACAGGCACAGGCACCTTGTGGATGCTAGGGGCGGATACCGTGCGCGACCACAAGAGAGAACTCTTAAAACAAACGCCCCCTGTTATCGCAGAGATGCTGACTATATGCCCACGCCTGTGTAACATGGTGCATAATAAGAACACTAGCAGCATCCGGTGGCTGAAATGGCTAGGGTTCACAGTAGAAGGCCCTGTGACCCATGGCCCGCTGGGTGAGCTGTTCCACCTATTTCACTTAGAGGGGTATCAAGATGTGCGATCCAGCAACAATTGCGGTGATAACCACCGTAGTATCGGCAGGCTACCAAGCGAATCAACAGCGCCAGCAGGGTAAATTCCGGAAAGGCGTTGCCGACTACAACGCACGAGTCGCAGAGAACGAGGCCGAGCAGACACGCAACGTCGGGGTAGAGCGTGAGAACCTGCAACGCCGCAAAACTGCGGAACTGCTATCAAAGCAACGGGCGCAACTGGGCGCGTCAGGGGTCGAACTCACGTCAGGTTCCGCACTCCAACTACAGGAAGACACCCAAACACTCGGCGAAGCAGACGCGCTTCGCATCCGCAGTAACTTCGAAGGTCGCGCAGGCGCGTTGGATACCGGCGCGGCGTTGACAACGCAACAGGGTGAGTTCGAGGAGTCCGCAGGCAATAGTGCCGCAGTAGGCACTCTACTGGCTGGCGCGGGCAAAGCGCTGGGTTCGGGGGTTGCGGACAAGTGGTTCACGCCAAGTAGCGCCGCCACTCAAGGGGTGACCTAGTGCCAAAAGTCGCGCAGTACGGGGGCCAACAGGTTCTCACCGAGGTAACACGCCAGCCCCGCGCAGACGCGTCGGCAGGCAGTGCCGTGTTCCAGTCGAACATACGCGCCGCGCAGGGGGCCGAGTCGCTGGTACAAGCAGGGGTGCAGGTTAAGCAGCGCATAGACACTACTTCCGCTGAAGAAGCGTTAGTGATGTTTGAGCGGGACAAGAACGAGTTATTCTTTAACCCAGAAAGCGGGTACTTCAATACTCAGGGCAAGAATGCCTTTGATAGTGCAGAGGCGACGACGGGGGCGCTGGATAAGCTGAAGAAGCAATATGGTGAAGCCCTGAACCAAAACTCAAAGTCCATGTTTGACAAGTCGGCAGGCACGCACATCACAAGGGCGCAGGCCGACATCGCAAGGCACTCATCCAAGGGGTTGCAAGCGTGGGAAGTCGCCACCATCAGGTCACAAGTGGAGAACACAGTCGAGAACGCGTCGTTGTACTGGAATCAGCCTGACCGCCTAGCTGTACAGAATGCGCTAGGTCGACAAGCGGTCATTGACTCAGCGGAGCTAGAGGGAATTGGTGCTGAGGCAACGAACGAGCGGCTGCAAACATACGACTCATCGTTCATCAAAAACGCGATTACAGCGGCGGTGGGCAGCAGTGCCAGCGAAGGGGCCACGCTGTTTGAGAAACACGGCGGCCAACTCGAAGGCCCCGACAAGATTAAACTTGAAAAAAGCATCGTAGCCAAAGCCAAAGCGGAGAAACTACAGGAGGACTCCCGACAGGCCATTGTCGCAGGCAATCAGTTGGTTGACAGATACGACAGTCGTGAGGAAGTTCGTAGTGAGGTCAACAAGATCAAAGACCCTGAGCTTCGTAAGAAAACTATGTCCGAGTCGATGCGCCAGTTTAACCTCAAGAAGCAGGGTGAGAGTGAGGCGCGGGCGGCCTCGTTTGAACGGGCGGAGTCTCACGTCATCGAGGGTGGTTCAGCGGAAACATACCAAGCGGAAGACCCCGAAGGTTGGCAGCGGCTAACCGCTAAGCAGCGAGGCAGTATATCGGCAGGCAAGGCCACCATCACCGACTGGAACACTTACTCGGAGTTGATGACGTTACCCAAGGGTCAGTTAGCCAAAATCAACCCGACAGAGCATTTCCACGAACTCGCGCCGGGCGAACGCAGTAAGCTTATCAGTGCCGTCAAGAGCGCGGGGGGCACTGGCTCCTCGTCGGACAGGATCGACCACCAAGTAGGTCGTACGCGCAGCTCGCAGACCACCTCGGCGGTAGAGCAGGTGTTGGGCAAGAAGACCAAGTGGAGTGACGAGAAGCGCGAGCAAGCTAACGCATTCTATGACCTGCTAGACGGCGAAGTGAAGTTCCGCGAGAGTGAAAAAGGGGGGACATTGACCTCGGAAGAGTTCACTGACGTGTTGTCGGATCTGACGCGAGAGGTTACCATTGGGCGCAGTGCATTTGGTGTTGACTTTCTAGTACCCGATGCAACACTGAGCGTCACCGACATACCACCAGCGGACTTGAGGGCCTTGAGTAAGTTCCTGCGCAGTAACGGTGTTCCGGTGACGGCGGACAATCTTGCGAAAGCTCAACGACAGGCGGCGGAATAATGGCATTAGATCTTGAAAAAATCGACCTTGGTAGTTTTGGGGTAAACGACGACGCGCTAAGCGCCAACATGAGTGAGGCGGTGAAGATTGACCCCGCACAACACGCGAAGACCCTAGACCTGAGCAAGCAGTCAGGCGTTCCCGCGTTCGCGGTGCAGTCTGGCCCCGAACGGGTGGAGCAGAGGCTTAAGCTCGACCAGATTGACCTCGAAGGAATGGCGCAGCGTTCCCCTAAAACTTCACAGTTCCTCGCCACTGACATGAACAACTCGGTCATCGCGCAGGAGGATGTCACCAGTGGGCTGCTCGCGGGTATCGAGCGGACTTTCGAGGGGGTGGGCGGCTCCATCGCTACAGGGTTCGAGATGCAGGCCAAAGGGCTTGAGTTACTGCGGCTAGAATCAGGGCTACCGATGAGCGTGTCCCCTCTGGGGCTAGAGTTCAAGATGCAGCAGTTGGGCAAGGCCAATGCCAATGTTTCCGACGAAGAACTGGAGCAACAATTCACCAAAGCAACAGGCGAAGCGTCTGAAAGGCTAATCGGTGAGATCCAAGAGCTGCAAAAAGAACGCCAGACGTTGACCCCCGAAGACCTTAACGTCGTACAGGAAGGTGTCCGCGCAGGGGTCGAGTCCATCGCAAACATGGTGCCGGGGCTTGTACTGACTGTACTCGCACGGAACCCAAACCCACTGCTCACCGCGATAGGTGTGCAGACGTTCACAGGTTCGTTCGCAGAAGGCCGCGCAGAAGGGTTGACCCCCGAGGAAGCGCGGTGGTTTGCCGGAATTGACGCGGCCATTGAGGTCGGCACTGAACTATTGCCTACAGGCACCATTGAGCGGGTGCTTACCGGTAAAAGTACCGGTTTGAAAAAAGACGCGTTGAAGTTCGTAGTGCAGGAGATGGGCACCGAACAACTCGCTACTGCGTTGCAGACGGTCAACTCGTACATGTTTGGCTTAGATAAAGAACTCGAAAACGCGCAATCTGCCGAAGAAATTATTAACATTCAGCTACGTCGCCAAGCGGTCACCGCGATCGCCACTGTGGTGGCGGGCGGTACGCAGATAACGGCGGCAACCACAGTGAACAAGGCAATCAACAAACTCACGCAGACAGAGCAAGTGAAAGAGACGCAGGGTGAGGCTGAACAGCGCAATCTGGACAAGCTGAGCGCGGACGCGGCTAAGTCGAAACTGAGGGCACATGACGTTGAGTCGTTCAAGCAGTTTGTGCGCGAAGCGGATGGGGACAACAACACCCACGTGTTTATCGACGGTGTGCAGACTTCGTTGTATTTGCAGGGCAAAACTCCAGAAGAGATCGAAGCAGATCCGGCGCTGAAAGCACTTAGCGTCGCGGTGGGAGAGTCCCGCGCAACCGGCGCAGATGTCGCCATACCGGTGGATGAGTTCATGGGGGATGTCGTGGGCACTGATGCCCACACAGAGCTTCGCGAACACATGACGATGAGTGAGGAGGCCGTTTCGCCATTCCACCAAGAACAGCATAGGGTCGAGACGGAAGCGTATGTTGAGACCTTGATGGCCGAAGCCCAAGAGAATGTATCTGAGTACGTTGAAGCACAGGAGATCTACACCAAGGTGCGTGACCAGCTAGTTGACACGGGCGCGGTGAGTGATGCTAACGCGTCAATCATGGCACAGGTGGTGCCTGCGTGGGCGACTGCACGGGCCAAGCGTAGTGGCAAAACGGTGCAACAAGTGTATGCCGACGCGGGGCTGTCCGTAGAAGGCCCACAGAC